GCCTTTTATTTTTATGCTAGAGAGGTTAAACAATGACAGATAAACGTAAATGGGATCTTACTAGATACACATGTGTTGAATGTGAAAGGGACAACATAACTGTTCTATCTGGTGAACAAGTGTATGATATGGCTAGTTTCCTATGTAGTGAGTGTGAGGGAGGAAACCTAGTTATTCAAGCTGAAGTCATATGGAATTATCTTGATCAACGATTTGATGTTAAAAGAATAACTAGTTTCTATAACGAAACACAATCAGCACAACCAGAGTCTCGTTTTGGTGCATACTGCAATTATTGTAAAAAAATAGTTAACTTGATACAAGCTCGCAAATACATTGACAGAAAAGAATGGTTGAACAGCAGGAAGGATGGGTATGAACATGGCATTAAAAAGAGTATCAAAGAAGTATCGTAAGCCATTAACTGAGGAACAAAGAGAAAAGGCTACTCAAAATTTAGCTAAAGCAAGAGCAGCAAAAGCACCCTCTAAAAATCTAAGTATACATGAATCTGTAAGAGAGCTACCAGATACACATCCTGTATCTCTCAAAAAGGTTAAGCATTGGATAAATGTAAACAAAGAAGAACGAGACAGTTTACGCACACAGTTGAAAGTAAAGTATGATAAAAAGTTAAACAACAGGTATAATATTCTAAATGCATATGTATTAAACATGGAAGCCTACCTTAGAACAGGAACATGGCTAGATCTTTTTTATGGACAAGACCAAGAATACAAAGTTAAGCATGTTAAATGGAGGGGGTAGTGAAGGATAAAATCATACAACAAATTAAGACAGTCTTTGACCCAGAGATACCTGTAGATGTCTATGAATTAGGGTTGATCTATGATATAAAAATACACGATGCTAGTTGTTTTATTCTAATGACATTGACTACTATGTGGTGTCCAGAGGCAGAAGTAATACCTGAGAGAGTGAAGCAAGCAGCACTTAATGTTGAGGGCATAAAAGAGTGTGAGGTAGAGGTTACATTTGACCCACCTTGGTCAGTAGAACATATGTCAGAGGTAGCAAGATTGGAAACAGGATTATGATGAACTTAAATAAAAAGGGAACTGTAGAGGATGCTGTCTCTAAGTATTTAAAAACATTTGAGTTTAAGAAAAAGATCTCAAATGAAAAAACTAGAACACAGTATGACTACCAACTTCGTAGATTAATAGCTACACCACTAGATGATGGCACGATAGCAGGGGATATTCCTATAAGTAAATTGAATGTAGCTAAGTGTCAGCAGATCTATTGGGCATTGATAGAAAGTGTATCTTCAAGCTCAGATGGCATACGTTTTGCAAACTATACCATACAGATTGTTACAAGAGCATGGAATGTATTAATGAAGTATGACTTGCTTGATAAAAATCCTTGGGGGCTTGTTGAAAGATCAAAAGTTGCACCAAGAAATAATGTTTGGTTGCCTGAACACTTTAATACGTTTCTTAAAGTAGCATTTAGTGTCAACAAGTGGAGAAACATTGGACTTCTAGTAAGAATTAATGTGGAGTTAGGACAACGTATTGAAGACATAAGAATGTCAGAATGGGACAACTACAACTTTACAGATAAACTCTATACACGAGAGGTAATACAGAAAACAAAAGAAAGAATACCGGGAATACCTTTATCAGATAATCTTGTGCATATGCTTGTTGAGCAAAAGGAAGACTATGGGTTTCAAAATTGGGTAGTGCCTAATCCCTACAAGCTAGAGCCTTATACGGAACAAAATATATCTAGAACTTTTAGAACCATAATGAATGAAGCAGAGCTACCTAAGAGTCTTCAACTACGAGACATAAGACGAACAGTTTTAACTGACTTGGCAAATCATGGAGCTACAGATACAGAGATCATGGCATACAGTGGACACAAAAGTAGAGAAAGTTTGATGCCTTATGTATGTATTAGCACACACCAAGCACGTAATGCTGCAGAGAAGAGAAACTTTACAATGGATGATGAAGAATGGACATAGTTAAATATATAGATACACTAGGTTTGTCCTTAGATGAAAGTTACAGGGGAAACTGTCCTAAGTGTGGTGGCAGAAACACTTTTACCACTACCAGAAGCGTTGGAAAACTGTTGTATAATTGTTACAAAGCAGGGTGTTCATTATCTGGAACAACAAAACAAAAAGTATCTGTTAATGATTTAAAAAGTAATGAAGCTACTGTATCAAGCAACTTTGATATGCCTACACATGTTATACCTGCCATTGATAGCACAAAAAACAGTCCAACATTTGAGAAGTTTTCTTTTAGGTATGGGTTGAACCTAGACATACTAAATATGTATTACGATTTGAAGGAGAACAGAATAGTTTTTCCTATAACACATGACTATAAAGTTGTAGATGCTGTAGGCAGAGCTTCAAACGCTAAAGTTTCTCCTAAATGGAAAAGGTATGGTGCTAGTGGGTATGGTTATAGTGTTGGTGATGGTAATATAGCTATTATAGTAGAGGACTGCATCTCTGCAACTGTTGTGTCTCAAGCTTTTGATGGTTGTGTAGGGTTTGCTTTACTTGGAACTACTTTTTTAACTTCGTATTGTGAACAACTTGAAGATGTAGATACAATAATCATTGCGTTAGATCCTGATGCTAACAACAAAAGTTTAGAACTTAAACGCCAACTAAGTTCTTACTTGAACGCAAAAATATTTTCGTTTAAACTAGAAGATGACTTGAAATATAGAAAGAAACATGATATAAGTGGACTCAAAGAAAAAATTGAAATGCGGAATGGAAGGAATGGATAATGGAATTAGCATTGCTACGCACACTTACTTCTCGTAACTTTTATGAGAACAATAAAAGTATAGCAAAGGAAAGAATATTCAGAAGCAAGGAGACAAGAAGCATTAAGTCTACTATAGATCAAGCAATGGTAGAATATGAAAATGATATTTCTGTAGCAGATGTAGAAGCATTATTCTTTTCTTTGAATCAAACTTTAACGACAGCACAAAAGGATATGTATAATGTGTTGTTCAGAAAGATGCATGACAGTTCAGAATTGAACCATGATGTAGCACAAGATGTATTAAGAGAACTAAACAGAGAGGATGCTGCCAATGAACTTGTAGATGTAGCTTTCAAGATGTCCAATGGTGAGATAACTTCTTTACATAAAGTTATTGAATTTATTGACAGGCGAGAAGAAGATTTTATGCCTTCACTGAAGGTTACTTTTGAAAATATGGACATAGACGAACTTCTCAAGAAAAATGAGTTGGAGTTTAAGTGGAAGATAAACATTCCCTCTGTTGCACAGTTAGTTCCCGGAGTTAATGGAGGTCAATTGATTGTAGGAGCAGCTAGACCCAACACAGGCAAAACAAGTAGCCATGCTTTTTTATGTGCAGGTAAGGGTGGATTTCTTCATCAAGGGGCAAAGGTTATGGTGCTTGCAAATGAAGAGGCTACCAATAGAGTATCTGCAAGGTATCTTACTGCAGCTTGCAACATGACAATAAGAGAAATAGTTAAAGATAAAGCAAAAGCAGAAACAATGTTTAGTCCTATAAAAAATAATCTTCATGTAGCTGATGCTACAGGGTGGGATTTAGATAGGATGGAGAGAGCAGTTAAGGCATACAAACCAGACATTCTCATAGCTGACATGGCAGATAAATTTCAGCCAGAGGGTGCATACACAGCCCACCATGAGAAACTAAAAGCTACCTACATACGTTTGCGTATCATAGCAAAACAATATGGTTGTGTTATATTGGCTATGTCGCAACTATCTGCTGACGCAGAAGGTAAAGTGTTTGTAGATATGTCTATGCTTGAAGGAAGCAGAACAGGAAAAGCATCTGAAGCAGATGTGTTGTTCTGTATTACTAAAACACCAATGGTTGAAGGACAACAGGAAGAAGACAGTGCAGAAAGACACTGGCTTGTATTAAAGAACAAACTTACTGGAAAACATGGTAGGGTTGTAACTATGTTTGATCCAGAGACAGCTACCTATACAGCGTAGGAGAGTAACATGAAACTTACAGTGGATATAGAGAATACAATTACTCGTTTACCCTCTGGTAAAATATTACTTGATCCGTTCACACCAGACAATAAACTTGTTCTTGTATGTACAAAGAAAGATACAGGAGAGGAGTCTTCTTTTTGGTTTAATCATAGCACCCACAATACTGAGAACGCAAAGGAAAAACTTCAATCTCAACTTGATGAGGCTACCGTTATAATATGTCATAATGCACAACATGAATTAACGTGGTTGTGGGACTGTGGATTTAAATACGATAAACCAGTTTTTGATACCATGTTAGTAGAATATTTATTTCAAAGAGCACAGAAACAACCCTTGTCTTTACAGGCTATAGCAGAACGATACGATCTTGAAAACCAAAAGATGGATTTAATGAAGGAGCAGCTTAAAGCTGGAGTATCTGTGGATGATATAGATGGAGATGAGCTAGAAGAATATTGTTTAGCAGATGTAAGAGCTACACAAGAGTTAGCAGACACGTTAAGAAAAAAATTATATACAGAAGAATACTCTTCTTTAGAATCTATAACACTACTAACGAATGAGTTATGTGTGTTATTGGCTAAGATATATTCAAGAGGTTTTTCTGTAGATAAAGAAACTTTACACAAGGTTAAAAGACAATTTAAAAAAGAGCAAGCCGATATACAGCAAAGCTTAAATGCTCAAGTGATAGAGTTAATGGGAGATACA